ATAATGCTGCACCATTACGGCGTAATCCGCAGCCGGATCGAAATATACATCGCGATCTAAACGTAACTGTGAGGCCGTAGCGTCCGCCGCTAACCGCCCACCGTAACCCCACTGCGGAACGTCGTGTTGAACGGCGATTATTTCACCAATTTTTACATCGAGTCCGATTACGCTGGTTGAAAACGATACTGTTTGGGTTAACAATCGATTTCGTTTTATTAACGCTTTACCGTAATTAAGAGCTTGTTGACGATCCGTACACCCATACAATACGACACCGGTAATTATAAGCGGCATATCGGTCGTATCATAATCCTCAGATTGTACCGCAACGATCTGCCGGGTATAATTAAGTGAGGCGTCGAAATAAGTTATTTCAATTGAATTCGCGCGGTCCGTAATCGGTAAAAATTCAATTTCAAAACTATCCTTAGCCATATTCGCAACGTTAAATACGAATTTATCGACCGGCTCGGATACTTTTCGGTCGATTACGACCGTAAACATCAAACCAAGTTGAATAACCGTCGCGCGTCCGAGTATACTGACAATATTTAACGCGCGTCGAAAAGTCATTACCGCGTCGAAATAAATATTACACGTATAACCTTTACTACTACAAAAATCCGCCCAGGTTGCGAACATATCGTAATCGATATACTCGGCCGCTATACCGCCACCGTAAGTACTATTATGAATAATATCGTAACACGCCCACGCCGGATTAGACGCGGATTTACTTTCATATAAACCGGTGTTCGGGTTATACACCGATACATATAAACGTCTTACAAGTGCTGTTACGCGAGGCATTCCGCCCGATAATTGATCGGTGGCCTGCGCTCTTACCGCTGCTAAAGCCGTTCCGGGATATTTAAAAGCGTCGGTTATTACTTCTTCAAAATATTCCCAATAACAATCTCCACCGTAACGCGAACCGCTTGCCGGTGCGGAATTTAAACGCACCTTAATATCGTATTCACCTGGCGGTAATCCTATAACCCAAATAACCCGTCGAATCGTTTCGGTCGTCGCGGCAGTATAAGTAAAATAATCGTAATATGTCGTAATCTGTTCTGTAACCGACGACTCAGTTACAAAATGCCATTTTAAATTAAACCTTCCGATTTCGGAAATATTTATAAAATCCGAAGTAGGATCACCTTCCGTATGGTCGCCGTATACCGTCGAACCGGCCGTATGTTTAACAAAAGCTTGAGGGTATTGATTCCAATAGCCATAGGCAAAATAACCAACCCACCACTGCCCGGTGTATTCGGTAACGGTAGTAGTTTCACCACGTGTTACTACAGTATAAGTTGCCGCGTTTGACGTTTTATAGTATGCTTTAACATTAACCGTTTGGCTATCTAAACCGCCCGCGTCATTCGCGTAATATAAACCTCGTGGGAACGAAATACCGATACCGAGCTGCTCGACAACATTACCGGTAGTACGCCTTATTACGCTTGAAGTAGTTAATTTAGACTGTACCGGTATCGTTGTTCTCGTATCGTTAAAAAACGATATTACATCCTGTGACGTCGAACCTAACTGTGTTTCGATAGTAACGTTATCGAAATATTCCGCCGGAGTTTCGTTAAGTTCGAAATTACTTATAGAACTTACCGCGCCATCCGCGACGGCCATTAATACACAAAGATACTGTTTACCTTCCGCACCTATTTCTACATACCGGCCGATAATCGTCGGTTGAACGCGATACGTACCATATAAAACCGGTACCGGCCCACCTTCATTCGACGGGTTATTCTGAATATCCCACGAATACGTCGGGCTAACCGACGATAAATCACTTAACTCCGGTGCGGCCATCGTCGGTAAAACAGGTGGGAATAACGCGCCGACGATAAGTCCACCAACCGCAATAATACCCATCATAACCATTGTTGCTGTCGTCGAACCGGCTGCAAACCAACCCGCCGTAACCATCGCACCTTCCGGCCCGGTCAACCACGCGGCGGCAACCACAACGGCGATCATTAAAATAGTTCCTAAAATATTTTTATCTCCACCACCACCTTTAACTAAATGAAAAAACCCAACCGCGTCGCCCGGTTGAATTTTATAATCCGATTTAAATTCATCTTCAATAATCCTATGGTTTACCGCGACGCAAAACGGATCGTCTTTAGGCACCATCGGATAAAACACCTGAAAACAATCGTGAATAGTCATTCCCTCAAACCAGTCGATTATTTCGACAGCCGAAGAATTAACCGGATCGATTGGGTTTAATATACAGGTAATTCTTACCTTGTCCATCGATAATATCCTTCAACGCGTTGTCGCCAAAATTTACTAAATTTAGTTATAACACATCCACGTTTTTTTAAGGCATGAATAAAATCATTATCACCGAGATATAAACCCATGTGGTGAACCGCATCTTTATCGACCGGACTAAATTTAAAAGTTATCATCGCCGCATATTCCGGTTCGACGATTCGCTGCCAACCGTTATCGATTGATCGTTGAAATTCCTGGTATATTTCCAACGTTTCAAAAGCGCTTATTCGGTAATCCGGTATATTATCGTAACCGATCCGCCGCATAACCTCTAAATATACACCCCAACAATCCATACCGCCGTTCGGGCCGAACGTACGACCACCATCGACAAACGGTGTGCCGATTATCTCAATTAATTTTAATTTATTTCTTCGGTTCACTTGGTTGCATCTTCCATACCTGAAGTCCGGAAAATCCGACGCCAGGAAATCCGCCAAATCTTACCTTATTATTTAACGTTCGACATTCCGTTAACGTTTTTGTGGTGCACGTTTTATTACCGACATAATTACAACGATTATCCTTAAATCGATATCGGCAAAAATTTTTAAGAATTATACCGCGCGGGAATCGCTTCGTAAATAAGTTATTAACCCCTAAAGTAAACGTCGCCCACCGCGAATTACTTTTAGAATGTATATATTCGAATATAAATTCTTTTTCCGGTAAACAGTTAGAATCGAGTGCCAACTTTGCCGTATTGATAACATAAATCGTTATCATTATTTTACTTAAACCATTATTTTTAACGTAAGTATCCCAGGTCTGCATATACGATTCGATAACGCGCGTTATATTCGATATCCGAATAGTGACCTGCGGTTCTTCTCCTTTCGCATCTTCCGGTAAATCCTCAATATCGAACGGAAATTTTACCCAAGTTTCACCATCCCAGGTTATATCGTCGTCATAACGAACCAACCTTACAATACTATTAGACGGCGTATTCGGTATATTAATTTCAAGCAATATCGGCCACGCCGACGTAGACGCAAGTTTATTTTTTTCCTGTATCGCCGTCGTACTTAAGGCCATTATAATTCCTCTATCGGACAGGTAACGTCAAAATAATGTGTCCGGTTATTAAACTTAAAACCTATTTCATCCGTTGCGAAAACGCATGTATAAGACGTACTATCCGGTGGTGGTGCGGTAATCGTAAACGATCCGCCCTGATTCGTATCGAAAAACGTCGCAAGGGTGTTAAAATCCGCCGACGTTAAGGCGTCCCATTTAAGGTTGAATCGTCGCCGCGTTCGCGAACCCGCCGGACGGGTTTGAACGTAATTCGCCTCAAATTCCATTTTAATCTGTGGTTTATATAACGAACCGGAAAGCCCTGAAGACGGTTGTTTTATATTCGGCCAACTGGGCATTTAACGTCCTCCACCTAACATCGTTCGCAACCCGCCGGTATCGCGTTGGTACGCATCGATCCATACGGATACGATAAGTTCACGGCCGTCGAAACGACCGGTTGCATTAGTCGAACGAACTTTTTGGTCACCTTCATTAATTACCTGAACGCGAATATTTTGAACACCTCCACCGCCAAGTTTATCGTTCGGTATAACCGTACCTGACGATTTCGATAAAAATACTTCGGGCCCTTTTTCACCGACGATATACGCCTTACCGGCTTCCGTCGGTCCGCCGGAGGCTCTCGGCCCGAGCCCGCCGATATACCCGGCAACCGGACCGGCGACAAGCGCACCGCTGCCGCCACCGCTTGGGAATAACCAATTCATTAATCCGCTCATCGCCATTTGCGTAACCGCGTCCATCAGCGAACTTAACATATTATTAAGCATCGATACGAATGCGTCACCGATACCATCGAAGCCGTCCTTAAACGACGTTACGAGGTCGCCTATACTTTGGCCCATCGTCGAAACGACATCCTTTAACGAACGGGCCATCATACCGCCTTTTTGCTGCTCAAGGTCTATTACGCGGTCTTTTACGTATTCTTGAATATTAACTTCTTCGACGCCAGCCTGACGTAATTGTTCCATCA